CGGCTCCGGTGGCCACGGTCACGTCGGTGATAGTGCCTGCCGGACCTTGTGGGCCTGTAGGGCCGGTGTAGGGGACAGCCGTGCCCAGCGTGTGAACCGGAACGCTGGTCTCAGTCTCCCGGCTTAAATCTTGCTCATACTCGATGTCGTAGCGGGCTACGGTACGCCGCTCTTCGGTCTCGATGGATTGCGCCCGGATGTCACCGTAAAGCGTCCGAGGGTGCATGCCATCGGTGTCGGCTGGCACGGTGGAGAGAGTGGCAGTTGATCCGGTGACGGTGATTCCTGCACCGCTGGTCTTCTGGAAAACGGCGGCGGCATCTGGATCGGATCGGCGCTTCTTAACGGTCGCCATCAAGACCCATTCCTCACCAGGGGAAAACGCGGCCCCGTCCCAAGTCAATGGGAGGTCGAAAACGGAGGAATCGCGGATAAACGCGGAAAGGTGTGTAGTCTCCATGGCGGAACGTTTCGCAACGTGCGTGGGCGAATGATTACTTAGTTGGGCAACTTAGTCAAGAATTGGATTCGTCAGGCGGTTTAGGGCGGCTTTACGCTTGGCACATCCCTTGCAGTGCGCGACGTCGGTCCCGGCGATGCGGTCGATGGCGCGGGCAATCGGCTGCGCCACGACGGCGATGGCATCGCCGAGGCCACGGTATTTTTTAGCTGAGACTCGTTTAATCGGCTTCATGGTAGGGTTACGGCTTCGCCGGTCACTTGGGGTTTCATCCCGAATTTGGTCGAGCGGTAGCATTCGTAGCGGACATTGACCACGCGGTTCTCTCCTGGCTCGGTGGGTATCGGGATCTCATACCAGTCGCTTTTCCATGAGGCTTCCTCTTCGGGATCGCCGGGGCCGGTCCATTCCCATGTATTGTCTGTGGACACTGCTGACGGGTCGCCGGTTGCTGGGAAAAATGCAACATCCCAAGTGATTTTGAAAAATGATCCGCTATGAGTATTTGGAATAGCCCATCGAAAGCGAGCCGCTACCAGCGACAACGAAACACCATCCCCAGGCCCTCCAGTTTCAGGTTCTTCGGTGGCTGCATAAGACGCGGCGCAATCCCCGAAGGTTTCCGCACCGCATGTATCAAAATCAGTCATGTCGGCTGATAGCGTTCCAAATGCGGCAGACATCCATTGGGCGTATGTCTGCGGGGTTTCATACGTTGCCGTGATTGTGTGGACAGGGTCAGCGTAGGGGTAAATTGTCGTGTGGAGCGTATTGTAGTCGTAATAAGTCGTTACGTCTGGCGGATCAACGCTGATGTCAGTGAATACTCGCGTGTCCGTCCACGCGCAAGGATCACCCGCGATCGTTCCACTTGTTTGCGTGCGGGTGCGCGTCTCTTCGTAATCCGCCCCGGTCTTCGTAGAGCTTCCGCTGGTTGAGCATGTTTCGGCAAGATCGGGCGTCGCATATGTCGGGCATCCTCCATAGCCGGAATTTACCGATCCTCCAAACAAGTCCGCGTATTCGCTGACGTATGTTTCGTGCGATGTGCAACTATATGTTCCGGATTCATCGGAAGACGATTCTGAAAGATTGGATGCGTATGTGAATTTTTTGTAAATTATCCACGTTGTGTCGTCCGGGTCATACCAGCCGACCGAACCAAGCGAGCCATAGATAGTCTCGCATTCCCTCGCTGGTACCGGACATGTCGGCATGGAGCAACAGCCGCACCCAGCCAAAAGGTTGTTCCAGTCCGTGAGGGTTTCGACGATCATGCGCGGGAGTAGCTGAGTGTTCCGGCGCAATGGCCGATCGTAAAGTTGCCGCAGCCCGTGCGCTCAAAGGTCGCCGCACCATCGGCAATCGTTAGTTTGCCAAGCGGCAGGATGATCGTGCCGAGTCCGGTGCTAGCTACCGGCTCGGTGTTGGCCGGGTAATCTGTTGCAAACGTCCATGCTATTTTTCCCCAATCTCCGGTGGGCCGCGTGCCGGTCTTGACCCCAGGTAGCAGTATTTCCCCATCGTCGTCTCGGTTTGCCTCCAAGTCGATTTCTAGATAGACCAGCCATACACCGTCGATTTCAAGGGCTAACTCTTGCGGGTCAATGTTCCAGTTCTGATCGCCGCAATGCACCAGCCCACCGCGAATTCCCAACGCTGGCGGATCACTATCGGGTATGGTGATGATTTCCCCGAAGGCGCAACTTGTGACTGAGGATATGGCTCCGCCGCCACGCCCTCCGTCGATCTGGATGGTGGTGCCGTTGGGAGATTCCCGCAGCAGCCCGCCGCGCACGGAGGTGATCCGCGAGGCGCGGATGAAGGCGATGATTTCCCGGACGGAGTGCTCGATGCTCCCGCCTCGCTGCGGCATGGATGGGATTTTCATCAGTAGTAAAGTTCGTTTTTATCCACTAAGACCTTGATGGCTCCGGTCCATTGCTCGCTGCGCTCCCATTTGTTTCGACGCCCGGACTTGAGCGAGCGGTCGGCAGATTTGACCCACTCGTAACCCGATGGGAGGTTCGGGAATCCCGCAGGAGCAGTGTCCTTAGATCCGGCGTCAGAAGTGCTAGGGGGGCCATTAACGTAGCTGGTCGTCTTGATGAGGATGGGCGCGAAGTCGTCGTAGGTTCTGATTCCTAGGTCGATGCCTTGCGCGTATTTCTCTGCGCTGCTCGACAGCAGTGCGCGGTTCTCTGCTGTCTTGTCGTTCTCCCAAACGGCGATGCCTTCCAATGCTGTCGCGTCGAGCGGATAGGTTCCGGTCGAGCGGAATTCAGGGTGCTCCGCTAACGGTCGCTGCACCGCCGTCCATTCGACCTCGTAGGTGATTTCCTTCGACGTGCCTGGCGTGCCGCCGGAGGAGCCCGCCTCGAAGTTGCGGACCATGGTGACAACCAGTTCGCCCTTTAGCGGGCTGGTGCCGGAGATTGGCTCGATGCTCACGGTGTCCGCCGTGCCTTCGTAGTCACCCCACGCCGCGCCGATGGCGGGCGATGCCGCGAGGAGCGTGCCGTATGGGCCGATGTATTCAAGCTGCGTCGAGTAGCTGCCGCCGTTCACTCCCTTTTTCGGGAAGTTCGGCTTGAGGTAGGTGATGATGGATTCTGCGGCCATGTTTTTAGAATGCTGCTGCTGTTCCCTCTTCGGCCATGCGCTTGAGGAAGTTTCGCATTTCGGTCATGAGTTGGGTCTGCTTGGTGTCCTCGGTTGAAACCGGGGCGGTGACTCCGCCGAGCGACAAGCCCCGGCGCTGGTAGTCGTTCACGTCACGCTCTTTGACGCTTGCCTGTGCGGAGAGTCCCTCGATGGGGTTGACGATGGGCGGCGTGATCGAGAGGTTGGCGGCGGCGGATTTCTTGAAGTCGAACTTCGATTTCGCTTCGTTCGCAATCGCGTCGATCTGCGCTTGCAGCTCATCGATGGCGTCCGTGCTCGCATCAACGCCGGCCGTTTTATACTTCTCGTAGTTCTTTGAAAACGTCCCGTTGGATGCGCCGTTTGTCGTCGTCGCCGCATCCCAAAACGCATTGACCGCGGCGGCCAGATTGTTCATCGCGGGGCTAACCTCCAATGCCGTTAGCGCCTTTTCAGCGTGGAGCGTGAATAATTCCCACACCTTGCCGGAGGTGAGGATTTCGAATCCCACCCCGAGCGCGTTGCCGATGTTCTCGCCGAGCGTGGTGAAGTCGAAATCGTCGATCTTTTGCAGGTTTGGCAGGAGTTGGCCGATGATGCCGGAGGTGAAGCCGACGAAGAATTGATCCGACTTGAGCGGAAGATTGCCGATCAGGTCGTTGGCCTCGCCCATGGCGGCGGCGAACTTCTGCGCCAGCTCCGGCATCCTTCCGAGCGCGACCGCTGCGCCGGGCAGCCCGTCGAAAACGGTGGTGAGTCCCATCCCACCCTTGCCGAAAATCTCCATCGCCTTGGCGGTGCGCTCGGCCGGGTTGGAAATCCGCATGATGGCCGCGCCGATCTGGTCGAATTGGGCGGCGGGGTTGAGTTGAAGCAGTTCCTTGGCGGATAGTCCGATGGACGAGAATGGATCGTCACCCCCGCTGGCGGCCTTGACGATGTTTTGCTGCATCTTGCCGATGTCCTTGCCAGTCATTTCCGCAGCCCGCCCGCCCATCTTGTAGGCTTGCTGGAGCTTCATCATGTCCGCCACGCCGACGCCGGTCTGCTTGGCCACGTCGCCAAGGTCGTCCACCATGGAAAGCGTGTGCTTGGTGCCAGCCACGGCGGCGGCTGCAAGCGCGGTGCTCATGCCAGCGACGCCGATGGCCGCGCCCTTCGCCGCCTTCCCGCCGAAGTCGTTGAGTCCTTTCCGGGCGCTCTTGAGCCCGGCCTTGAAGCCGCCGTCGCGGAGCGAGAGCGATGCGTAGATGCCGCCGATGGATCGTGATTTAGCCATTTCGTTTTTGTTTTGCTAGTGCGACCTCCACCTCGCGCATCATGTCTTCCACACCGCCGCGCTTTTTCGGCTTCGCGTATTCCGGCAGGAAGTCGGCGAACTTCAGCTTCTTGGTGCTGGTGGTTTGGGCGATCATGAATTGGATGGCGGAGCAGCGGTAGTCCTCGCGCTTTTGGTGGTTGGTCCAGGCTTCCAGATAGGCCTCGGCTTGGGCGGGGTCGGAGTGGTTCCACTCCGCTTCCGTCATTCCGAGTTCGACTCTGGCGAAGGCGATTTCAGCGAAGTGCTTTTTTTTTCCGCGTCCGGCGAGCGGTCCCGATAGATGGCGGCGAGCGCGGTGAAGATCGCCTCGCCTTCGGTTTCGTGATCGACGGCCACGAAGAGGGATTCCGGGTCGGCATGGCGCACGAACTCGGCCGCCGGTAACAATGCCCAGAGCACTTTGAAAAGCGCGGTGGTCACGGTGCGGGGGTTGGAGAGTTGGCGGCCCGTAGGCTCCCCGCCAAGCTCGCCCATCCGGTAGGCGTAGCGCTTGGCGGTTTCCTGCGTCCATTCCAGATCGACCTCGCGGCCGTCGATTTTCACGGTGTGGCTCATGGATTACGTGGAGTAAGTTTTCGCTCCATCAATTTTGCAGCTGATGGAGAATCCCACCGCGTCTTCCAGCGGGATGTCTTCACTCATGCCGCCGATCACAGCGTTAAAGCTGATGGTGGCTGCGTTGGGCAGGGTGACGATGAACGCCTTGCTGAGTCCGGTGTTGGCGCGCAGGTAGTCCTGTCCGGTGTTGGCGTTGTCGAATTTCCCAGAGAGTTCGAGGGTGCCGTTGTCCACTAGCCCGGAGACAAACTCCTTTGCGGTGCTGTCGTGGGTGGTGATGTCGATAAACGGGACTTCCGCGCCGGAAAGCGAGATGTCTGTGAGTCCACCAATGAGGGTCGAATTGACGCTGACGGTGGTGCCGAATGATTTTGATTTAGCCATGGTCGTGATGTCTGTTTCTCAACAGTCAGTGTTTTGTTTGTTAGGTGTAAGCGGAGACTCGATAGTCGATCAGGATGCCGAAGAGCCCGGTTTCTGGATCGTGGGTGGAATTTTCGTTGGCGTAGGTGAGGGATACGGATGAGTCGCCGGCTAGATCGACGCCCTCTATGTCGGCTTTGAATGCTGCCATGACCGCCAATGCCGAGATTTTCGTCTTGGCCCAGCAGGCGACTTGGACGAGTGGGAAGGTGAGCGAGCGGTCGCCGTCGTGGCTGGTCTCACTGGTGCCGCTAACGGTCTGTGCTACGAGGTATGGGGCGATGGTGTCACCGTCTGCCACATCCCAGAAAAAGCGGTCCCCGATGAGCGCCGCGAGGGCGTCACTGGCGAGGATGGCGGCGGTGATGTCGGTTTCGTAGCTCATCGTTTGGCGAGTCTAGCGGCGACGCGTGTGAGGTGCTTGTCGAGTCCGGCTGCCATGGCGTCGATCACCTCGCCTTGGGCTTCGTCGATGGCGGGACGGATGAACGGTTTTGCTGCACTGTGGCTGGTGCCGAACTCTACCAAATGGGAGTAGTTGGATGGATCTTGGAAGCGCTCGGTCATCTGACCTTTTGTTTTTCCGCGCTTGGATTCCTTAAACCCGAGGCTGCGGCCTTTGTATCCCTTGCGGACTCCGATCTTAACTGCGGACTTGATGCCCTTGCCGACAAGCATGATGCCTAGCGATTTCTTCAGGAGGCCATCCGCCACCGGCACTTTTGATTTCTCTCGCTTCAATATCGGTTTGCCGCCGGCACGAAGGACCGCCGACTGCGATGATTTCCGCAGTTCTTCAGGCAGTTTCTCCAACGTCTTTTTCACGGCGTTGATACCCTTGATGTCGATCTTTAGGTTAGCTGCTCCCATGTTAGTTGATTCCTTGGGTGGCGGTGGTGTCGATGAGGAGCGAGACGCGGCGGCCCTCCTCCACGACGGCGGTGATGTCGTAAAACTTGGAGCGGTAGAGAATCCGATAGTCCGCCGGATTGAGCGTGCGGTAGCGGATGCGGAATTGTTGGAACTGGGAGGAGCGGTCGGCGTCGGCTTGGACGGCTTCCTTGCCGCGTGCCGCCACGAACTCTGCACAAACGGTGGACTCGTCCGCCCATGTCTCAACGCGGCCTCCTGCGGCGTCCTTGGAGACCACGCGCTTTTGCAGCACGATCCGGCGGTCTAATTTTCCGGGGTTCATCCGATCCACCCTCCCACTTTCTGGTTTTCGATCAGGTTGCTGAGCGAGTAGGGGATTTCCGAACAACTCGCGAAGGCGACCGGGAGGCGGTTTTCGTAAAGGTGGGAAACCACCATCTTGATGGCGTGCCGCAGCACCGCGGGGGCGAGTGACGGGTCGGAATATCCGGCCGTGAACTCGATTTGGATCGCGTCCGGCCGGTCGTCCAAATCAGGCAGGTCGCCGTGGATCTGGATCAGGCCCGGCTCGGTGGTGGTGATGGCTCGGTAATTGGACGCGCTCAACACGGTGAGCGTGGCGGCGTCCGGCGCGTAGTAGCTGATGGACTCGACCGACACCAGCGGCGTCCGGTGGAGGCTGAAAACATCCGTCTGGCTAGATCCGAACAAGTCGGCCCAGGCGGATGCTGTCAGCCGCCACCCTGACACGGATGAGACGCGGCCGGTGACGCTGTCCACATACTCGCGGGCAACGGCGATGAGCGATTCGATGAGCGCTAGGTCGTCACTCGAATCCACGCGCAGGTGTTCCGATGCCTGGTCAATGTTGACCGGCTCGGTGTCGGGCGCGAGGGTGAGTGAGTATTGCGGGCGCATCGGTTAGCGGGCGGCTTTTTCCTTGGCGGGCGTTTTCGCGGAGGCTGTTTCCGGCGCGGATTTCACCGGCGCGGCGAACGGGATAGCGGCACCGTCAGCGATGAGTTGCGCGGCGTCACGGTCTTGGATGTCATGCACGGAGCCTTGCTCCCGGTGGATGGCATACACGGCGACGTTGCGCAGGAATTTGAGGGATTTCATGGGAGGGAAAAGGATGGGGAGGGGCGGTCTAGCCACCCCTCCCGGTTGGGGATTAAGCTCCCAGGGCGTCGAGCATGGCGGCGAACGACTTCGGACGGACCACGCCGCCGTCGTAGTAGGTGTTCGCTACCAGCGTTTTCAGGCCGAGCTTGGCGTTGGCCGAGTCGGTGATGAGCTGGAGGTTGAGTCCACCCCAGTAGCCGATCACGTAGTCCGCGAAGTTTCCGAAGAAGATCGCGGAGGCGAGCGAGCTGGAACCCTTGGTCAGTGTGCGGCTGATGGCGTTCGAGAACCCGATGTTGTAGCCGTTGACGCTGTTTTGGGCGCGGTCATCGAGCAGCATGATGCTGTCGGTGGAAGCGACCTTGGGGGTGGTCTTGAGCTTGCCGCGGATCTGGCCGTTGGTGGCATACGCGAGGCGACCCATGAGGGCGTTGTCGGTATCCACTTCGGTTTCGAGTCCGACGAGGTGCGCCCAGGTGGGGGCGAGTCCGTTGGTGCCGCCAGCCACGCTGCCGATGCCGGAGGTTCCGGCGAGGCCGTTCGCTTCGGAGGTGCCGCCACCGTGGAAGAACGCGGCCTCTTGGACTGCGAGCATCTGGCTGGCCAAGTGGCTGCGGAGCATCGCCTCAATCGCCGAGCTGGACTGCATGAGCAGTTGGTCGGAGATGTCGATGAAGGCAGGCAGGCGCTTGGGAGTCAGCGAGAGCATGGCGGTCGTTGGGGTGTATTCGCCGGCTGCTTCGTTCTCGGTCTTCTTGACCGGAGCGGTGCCGCTGGTGAGGCGTGGCAGGTCGAGGTTGCCGATGAGTCCCTCAAGCACCGTCGCGCCGAGTTGGCGCATGATGGAGGCGTTGAAGAAGTCGTCCAGCAAGCCGCGCTTTTCGGTGGCGATGGTCATGCCGCCTTGGTCGAGGGTGACCGAAGTCGTCCCGGTGGCGGTCACGTCCCGGCGCTCACCACGAGTGATGAGAGTTGGAAGGCAGATGCCCTTGGCAGCATAGACTCCGGCAGCGCGGGCTTCGCGTTCGCCTTCCTGGTGCATTTCCAACTCGATGCCGTCGAGGGCGACGTTACCGGAGAGCGCACGGAGCGCGCGGCCGATGTCGAAGCTGGCCACATCGCGGCGCTCGTTGGTGGAAAGTTGCGGGGCGGATTGCGACTCGCGGGCCATCTGGCGCATTTCGGCGTGGATGGTCTGGTCGATCTGGTTGATCTCGGACTCGATGCCCTCGATCTTGGTCGCCTCGTCCGCGTTCAGAGAACGGGATTCGTTGACGGTGGCGGTGTCGATGACTTCACGGATTTGCTTATTCAGCGAGCCGCGCTTTTCTTGCAGTTGTTTCAGTTTCATAGGTGGGGTGTCTGTTTCTCAACAGTCAGTGTTTATGCAGTTAGAAGGCAGGCTTGCTGAGTGAATCCGCCCGACGCTGCCAGTGCCGGATGGAGATTGTTGGGTCGATGGATGCCGGGGGTTCCGGCTCTCCCTTGCGAAAATCCGCCAGGCTGCGGAGCGCGACGGTGGCGTCCGGGTAGGCCGGGTAAGTGACGGGCGACACGTCGAAGAGGCGGGAAATCTTCTTGATGGTGCGGGTGAAAATCGTCGGGCCGTCGCCGTCTTTGGTCTCGGTCCACTCTTGGCCGTCGCGGCCCACCGTGAAGGAGAACGAGGACTGGTCCACGTCGCCACGCTTAAGGCTGGTCATGAGGTCGCGGCCGACTTGGGTGTCGGGTGCCTCGAACTCATACCAGAGGCCGGTGGCGTCGATGCCGATGGACAGGCTGCCAACGCCGTTCTTGGAGCGGGCGAGGATGGCGCTGGATTCGTGGTTGAAGAGGGCGCGAACGTCGTCGTTGAGCACGTCGTCAAACGCCCCCGGCTGGAGGATTTCGAAAAACTGATAGCCATCGCTGCCGAGGTTCTCGGAGCGGCTGTTAAATTTCGCCGCGTAGCCGAAGACTTTCTTCGGCTCTTCACCTTCGGCGGCGGCGCGCAGTTCGATCGAAGCCGCTAGGAAGCGGGACTCGCGCTCGGGAAGATTGGGGATGGGTGGCTTCATACGGGGACTTTCTCGGGTGATGGGGTGACGGTGGCGGTGGGGGTGCCGCCGGATGAGTTGAACGGGCGGCCGTAGTCGTCGCCGCCGTCTTTGGCGGAGATGATGGGCTCTCCCAGCTTGCGGAGCACGTCGTTGGGGCTGAACGCGCCGATGTTCCGCATGGTCTGGTAGAAGCTGGCGCGCGCCTCCAAGGCGACGTTGGCGAGTTCGTCGCGGTCGAACTGGAAGTAGAACCCGGCGTTTTGCTCGGCAGTGGTGAGAAGGGTGAGGCCGAGGCTTTGCTCCCAACCGACAAGGTGGGGGTCCAAACAGAAGTTGAGGAAGCCGAGCGTCATTTGCTCGATGCCGCTGCCCCAGGTGGTGGCGGACGGGTCGCCGATAAGGAAAGCGGGGATGCGGTAGAACCTGGCGATTTCCTGCAACTCGAAGCGGCGGGATTCCAGAAACTGCGCGTCCACCATGGACATGCCGTTGGTCTGTTGGAACTTGAACGAGCCGTTGAGGATCGGTGTGCGGCCGAGGTTGCCGCCGTTGGTGTTTTTGTCCCACTCTTCGCGGGCGGCTTTGATGGTCTCCTCCTTGTGGATCACATCGCTGGAGAGGATGCCGGGGAACCTCGCGCCGTTGCGCATGAGCTTGCCTGCCGCTTCGGTCTGCGTCAGAGCGGTGCCGATGCTTTCGCGCTGGTAGCGGACGGGCGAGATGCCGGTGAAGCCGTCGCGCGACAGGCCACGCACATGGAGGATGTCGTAGCGGGTGAGTTGCTGGCCCTTGAAATTATAAACGACGAACTTCTCGCCGTTGGCGCGCTCCACAATCTGCGGATCGATGTCACACGGCGCGATCCATTGGACGCTGCGGGGGTCGCCATACACATCGCGGAAGACGCGGGCATAGCCATTTCCACCCAGTCCCTTGCCGGTCTCCATGAGCTGGCGGAGCTCGAAGCTGGTGTGCATCTCGCACGGGAATTTCCCGACGAGGCGGATGGCCGGGTGGTCCGTGATTTCCTGCGGCCCGGCCGGGGTTTCGCGGTAGAGGTAGAGCGGCAGCTTGGCCACCATGTCCGCCAGCAATGAGACGCAGGCAGTGACGGCGGCGACGTTGAGCGCGGTGTGCTCGTTGACGGTCGCACCGCTCGACGCAGGCGAAGAGAGCAGGCTTGAGAAATGGGTCTTCAGGTCGCCCGATGCGCTGCGTTTTTCCGGGATGGTGCCGCGCACCCGGCGTGCGATGGGTGCGAAATCGGCACGGGGAACCTCCGCGCCAGAGGTCGAGTTCTGGCGGGAGGACAATCCGAACCCAAGCGTGAGAATGTTTCGCAACATGCTTCGCCGCGAATCATTACTAAATTGCTCAACTTAGTCAAGATTTGTTTTGGACACGAAAAAACCCGGCTCGCATGGGCGGGCCGGGTTAGTGGTTAGGGTCTCAGAAAAGCCATTCGAGCAGGGCGGTGATAGCGATGACCAGGAGCGCGAGGCCGAAGGAGTAAGGGTGGAAGGTTCTCATCCGTGGTTCCACCATGCGAGGAATCTGGCGATGACGTAGGCGATGAAGCTCCCAGCGATGAGCGTGGTGGCTGCGGTCGTCGGTGAATCAGTGGCGGCAGCGGATGCGACCCATCCGACTCCGATCAGGATGCCGAGCACGGAGAGGGTGAGGAGGAGCTTCCAGATTTTCCCGGTTTGCTGGATGGTTTGCGGTTTCATTGAGCTGCCATGCTGGCAGGCTTCAGAAATAAATCAAGGGTCCAGTCGGCTCCGGGTCGCGGGTCATGGCGCGGCCGAGGGCCATGAGGGCCGCGACGACCGGGTCGATCTTGTTCGCGGGGGCGTCGCGGGTGGGATAGACGTTGTCCTTGGCGTCAATGCGCCCGGTGACGTTGCCGATGGCCCACGCGAGCACCGGGTCGCCGTTGTGGATGATGGAGCCTGAGCGGATGAGAGCGTCGAGTTCCTTCATCGGCTCGCTCATGGTCAGGACCGTGTTGCGGTATTCCACGATCGGGATGCCCTCGCGCTCCATGGCCGGATAGACACCCCATGCGCGGTTGGGGTCGGATGGCATTTCGACCACGTCGAAGTCCCGGCAGAGGTCGAGGGCTGCGACCTTGAAGGCGTCGAGGTCGGTGATGTCGTCACCGGCTATTTCGAGATGTCCGCCGATGTGCCAGTTGCGGTAATGCTGATTTTCCGGGAGGTTGAGGGTGGCCTCGGGGATGAAGTATTTTCCGAAGAGCGCGTATTTCCGACCGGGCAGGCAGAAGAGCTGCATCAGAGCGACGATGTCGTGTTTGCTAGCCAAGTCACCCGCCAGATAGGATGGAAACTCCTTGTAGTCCTCGCGGGCGATTTCCGGGCGGGCGAGTGTCTGCCAGTCGGATACGTTGTAGAATCCGTTGCGCGAACTCACCCACTGGTTGAGGTGCTTGGTTTTGAAGCGGCTTTGGAGGTGGGCGGATTGTTGCGCGGCGCGCATTTCGGCGAGCAGGAAGTCGCTGCCGACGCTGATGCCGTAGTTGGGGTTGGCCTTGATGAGCGCTTCCTCGCTATCCCATCGGTCGTCCTGGTCGATGGTGAAGATGATGCAGAAGGTGGTGTCGTCCTCGAAGCCGCCGGAGTTTTCGAGGATGCGCTCGCAGAGTTGCCAGTCGAGGCGGCAGGGACCGGCGAGGTTGCTTCCGGCGGTGCTGGTGACGATGCTCATCGGCTGGCGGCGGGCCCCCATGCCGGTCTCCATGGTGGCGATCAGCTCGTCGGTCTTGTGCTCGTGATACTCGTCGGTGACGGAGCAGTGGGGAGAGGAGCCGTCGCCGGGCTTGCCGATCACCGGCTCGAACTTGGATCCGTCCGCAGAGACGAGAGATGATACGTTGACGATGATGCCTCCGGCAGCGACCATGTGCGGCGAGTTGATGCACATTTGGCGGGCGGGTTTGAATACCTCGTAGGCTTGTTTTTCACTGGTCGCACCGCAGTAGATTTCAGCACCGGGCTCTCCATCGAAGCGGAAGAGGAGTAGGCCGAGCGCTGCGCCGAAAATGCTCTTCCCGTTTTTCCTGGGGACGTAGAGGCGGGCTTTACGGAAGCGGCGGAAGCCGGTCTTCTTGTCCACCCAGCCGAACATGGAGCACACGATAAACTGTTGCCATGGCTCAAGCTTTAGCGGTTTTTTCGCCCATTCGCCCTTGGTGTGGGTGAGCAATTCGAGAAATTTGCAGGCTTTTTCCGCCTTTTCCGGGTCGAATCGGTAGCGATACCCCGGCGTGATCGAATTCGCCATGTCGCGAGTGTGGCGCTCGCATGCGAGTTTCACCCATTTGCAGGCCAGAATGCGGCCTGATTTGACGCGGGAAACGTAGGATTCAGCCGCTTTTACGTGGTGTTTTGCTATCTTTCGCTGCTGATTTCGCATCATTGGCGGGTGGTTGGGCGGAAAAAATCCGCAGGTAATTGGCGCGGAACTTGTCGCCGTTGACTTTTCGGGGGGTGTCTCCTTTTCCGGCACTCATAAATTTTCGAAGGGATTGATTTCCGTCGGGGTCGGGGCAGTGACCTTGCCGCGGGTCGCCGGGGTAAGCCCAAACTCACAGATGTAGGATTTAATGGTGGCGTTGGCAGCGGTCTCAATCGTGCACGCCGGATTTTTCTCTAGCTTCCCATCGGGCGACTCTGTCACCTCGCCATATTCCGCGATGATTTTCTGAGCATTCCGAAGCCGCTGCAAGGCCATGCACAGCGTCTCCAGTCCGAACCGATCCACCTGGAAAATCGTGCCTGCCGTCTTCAGATCATCGACGATGGTATTCCATGCAGCGAGGGCGACGTCATCAAAATGCGGTGGCGGTGGTCCGATGGCAGTTTGCATTTTCGGTTCAGCCTTCCGGGCGTGCTTCGACCCAGACGCGAGCAGGATCACGTTCGATTTCTGTTTTGCTCCTTTTGCCATTGACTGCCTCCGGGTTGTAGTTTGTCCGAAAATCCTAATTTCGTCCACGTAAAAAAAGGGGTTCCCGAGCGGTGTGGGTCGGTGATCCCCTGAACTTTCAATATGGCCCCCCTGATGATGCCCGCTCAAGCCTAGCGTGGCATGCGTGACAGACGCTCATGAGGTTGTCGGCGTGAAATGCCAACTCGCTGTTGGTCGCCAGCCCTACGACGTGGTGAACCTGCCTTGCCGTCGCCGTGTTGTCCTTGTGCCTGCCGAAAGGGTCTTCGCAAAGTGGATGGGCCGCGAGCTTCGATGCCCTGACCTTTTGCCAGCGTGATGTGCTGCGTATCGCATCAATCGCAGACTGCTTCGGATTGCTCTTGCGCCACCTGTCGTAGTTCGCTCGCGGCTTCGGAGCACTCGCCTGATGAGCATCACACCATCCGCTCTTGTCGAGTAGGGCGGAGCATCCTGGGTGCTTGCATGGGGTTTTCATTTGCGGGGTCTGCGGGGTCATGTTTGTCACTTTAACCTTACGCGTTTGGTCAGGGGTCTCCCTATTTTATACACTTTCTTCTTCTTAAAGGGTATAAACTAACCCCGCAGAACCCCGCAAATGTCATTTAGTGCGGGGTCTGCGGGGTCATGTTTCCACCTTTATGCGGTGATGTGATACTTTGTGAGTTTGCGGTGTGAATCGTAAGATCCAGTCGTCACGAGCTTCCCGCCCTTCGCGGCGAGCCTCGAAAGGGCTGATCCACACGCCCCGTGCCAGTTGAACATCTGCTTCGCTTGGTCGCGCACCGGCGAGCCGTTGTCGGTCAGGCGGCTCTCGATCTCCATCGCGGTGAACTCGCGGGGCAGGTCGTGCCAGATTCCCATGTGGGAGACGGCCGTCTCGATGAGTTGCTCGATGCGGCGGGCAGGGCTGTTGGCGTCCACTGAATCGACCAGTTCGGGGTCGCGCCACGCAAGCACGCCGGAGCGCGTGTCGCGAAGCTCTTCTGGCACCACCCACTCTTTGAGCGACTGAGCGAACGCAGACAGTTCGAGGCGCAGCATCGCTTGGAGCGCGTGCTTCCCGGCAGGAGTGGACGTGTCGATGGGCAGCGTGACTGGCGAGACGTGCAGCAGGATGATCTTGTCTGACATATCAGCATCGAGCGGCGGGATGATTTGCAGGGCTTCTGGCGTGTCGTTGCAGCAGACCATGACCGCCCACACCGGCCGCGCAGACACACTCGACGTGTGGCGCTTCCTGAGTTGCACGGCGTGCGGATACATCGCCTCCTTAAAGGCAGCCCCGAACGCACGCCGGGCGCGGATGTCGGTGGATGCGGAGCAGTCATCGACCAAAAGCATCTCGGAACCGATCAAGTCATCGTTCCAAAGGATGTCGCCGCTCCATGCCTTGTAGGGGTTCGCCACGCGGCCGCCCAGCATCTCGGTGACGATCCACGCCAGCAAACTCTTGCCGGAGTTCACCTCGCCGGCCAGCACCAGCATCGGCGACGGGATGTGCGTGTGCGAGTTGACAGCCGTCCATCGCCCGGCGAGCCATGATAAGAACACCTCCATCGCGGTCGGGTTGGCGAATGCCTGGCAGAGCAGGTCGGTGATGATCGGGAAATCCCCGTCCGCCGGTTGCGGCGGCTTCGCCTCGGACGTGATGAGGATCGGCAGCCCCGCGTTGTCTGTCGTCAACCCCTGCTTGTGGCCGGCGAGGTTGCCGTTCCATTGCACGCCGCCGTCCAGCTCGCGGTTCGCCACCGTCGCCTTGACAGCCCGCATGAGCTCCTTCGGGTCGGGGTATTGGTCTGCAAGGTGGCGGGCGATGCCTGTTACTATCGGGCTGAGCTTCGAGTAGGTGAAAAACGCATTGCCCACGCGGACGAGATACTTGCTCGCCGGTCCGTCGTAAAACACGTCGTCCGGGTCGAAGCTCTGCATCGTCGATTGCCCGGGTGGTTTTGTGATGAGTGCGGTGACTTGCTCGGTGATCTTCCAGTCAGCCGACGACTCGGGCATGGCGGATGAAAACACCTGCCTGGCAGCGTCCACCGCCTCGGTCGGTTGGAGTGCGCGGCGCAGGCTGCCGTCGTAGGACTTGAGACGCTCGACCGTCTCGCTCTCGCTCAGGTCGTTGAACCGGCACCACCAAGCGGCCTCCATCAGCCATGTGTGGATTCCCTCGTGCGGTGGCAGGGGGATGCTGCCGTGGGTCGCCTTGAGGATCAGGCTGCCCTTGGGCTTCTTGGGAGCTTGCAAACTCCCAGATGGGAGGTCTTGGGAGGTTGGTTCCTCGGGTTCAAACGCCGCGGTGCGCGTCAGGTCGAGCCATGCCTTCGGGTCGTGGGAGACAAACATGAGCCGCACAGGGTCTTTCGTCGCCCGGTCGATCTCCAAGTTGAACTTGAGGAAATGGTTTCTGGCAGCCGCGAAGCAGGCGGCGTGCTCCTCCTTGGTCTTGCAGACAGCGATGCGGGCGATGCCCTTGACGCCTTCCCCGGAGGGAGAGACGAACGCAGCGACGATGCGTGACTCGCCCTGGAGGATGTGGACGATTTCTTCCACTTCCCAGCCGATGTTATCGGCCGCATCGAAGTCGAGCTGCAAGAACCCGGAGTGGGTGAATCGTCCTTCCTCGACCGCAGCCGCCCGCTTGCCGTCGCAGGTGCCGGAGATGCTGACAGCTTGCAGGTCTTTCTTGGCGACCGCGTAGCCGTCATCGTCGCCAGCGGCGAGGGTGCTGCGGAGCTTGGAAATCTTGGCTTTGAACTCGTCGGACTTGATCGCGTCGATCAGGTCTTCGAGCGTGGTGGTCGCGCTCGCCTTCGGTGAGGTGGCGGAGGCGTAGAAGTCGATGGCGGGTGATTCGGGTGTCATAGTCATGGGAGTTTCTTCTTGAGTCTGGTATTGTGTGCTTTGAGCTTTGCGACTTCTTTCTTCAGCTTGTCGATCTCGTCATGGACGTTGCCGAGTGTTGTGAAGATCCAGCTTTCGCGGTCGCTGGGTGGAATGATTTGGCGGTATTGCTGGAAGCGTTTGTGGCCGTTCATGGGAGTAAATTGAAAAGTGCTTCGGTGGCTTGTTGTGTGTGGTGGCGGCCTTTTACATCGCGGAGGTTGCGGATGGCGGAGGTGATCTCGTCGCGCTGTCTCGTCAGCTCGGCGCATAGCTTCGCCTTGAATTTCAAATCCTCGCGAATCTCGTCGCGCTCGCGTTCAACTTCGCGGATGGGATGTTTGGGGCAGGTAGCGACATGCTCACGATATGCTTGCCCGCGTTGATCTTCCGACAGAGGCGTTCCCGGCTCGTATCCAGTGGGGGCGTGGACAATTTCCCCGCACCACATGCACGCCAGTTGTTTGACCGCAAGTTTCAGCAGGGCGTTTAATTGCCACTCGTCTCGCTCGCGTTCGAGTTTTCGAGCGAACTCTAGCGGTATATGGTCGTGCATATCCCATGCGTGATTTTTATAAGCAGCGTCAGTCTCTGGTGTGTCTGTCATGGTATTGATATTGGTTCTGAGAGATTCTTACCCCGCATCAGTTGCAGGTTGCGGACGGCATGGAGCATGCCGGATTGCGTGTCGGACTTGTCGCGGAGTGCCTCGGCTACGGCATCGTCGATGGTGCCAGGGGCGATGATCCGGTAGATGATCGTCTCGGCTGTCTGCCCGGTGCGGATCAGGCGGGCGTTGGTCTGCACGTAGGTCTCGTGGGAGTAGGTGAGCGAGCACCACACCGCGATGCGGCAGGATTCTTGCAAACCGTCGATGCCATGCGACAGGCTGCGAGGGTCTGCCACCCAGACCGGGATATCGCCAGCCTGCCACTCAGTCATCTCGCGCTCGTCAAACATGCGTGCTTGGGGGATGGCTTTCAGGATGCGGGCCGACTCATGCTTGAACGCGCACAGCACCAGAACCGGCTCGTTAGAGTGGCGGGCGAGCAGCACGCGCAGCGCATCGATCTTCTCATCGTGGACCGGCAGCACCTTGCGGTCCTCGTCATAGACCGCGCCGGATGTGATCTGGAGCAGCTTGTTGCAGAGGGTCGCGGCGGACGGTGCCGTCACCTCGCCGTCTGCGATGTCTGCGAGCATCTCCTTTTCTAGCGTCTTGTATTGCTTGCGGGCATCCGGTGGCAGGACAACAGGCACATCGA